ATTTCTTGCCAACTGCTCCGATGTTGTGATGTTGAAAATGTCAGAACCACCGGCTCTCAATCTGTGGCGCAAGCTGTTTGATGAACCGCTTGAAAAAATAAAAGGCGCTGCATTATTAAACGTCGAGCCATCGGAGCAAATTAGAAAGTAAGTGTCAGATGCAGTAGTTGAACCGTTTGAATCACCTTCAAAACAAACGCTTCCTTCGCTTGCGTTGTAGAAGCCGCTAAAATTGCTGCCGGTAATTTGCATCACATCGGCGCTTCGTGTGGCTGATGCGGAGGTGGTGGGGATGTAGCTAGTGGGAAATGAACCAGTTTCCAACTGCGCTCCCCAAACTAGTATTCCGTCCGTCCCTGAAGCTGAAGCTGATGTAGAGTTATCAGCATCAGAAACGCCAAAATACAAATAGGCATTGCCACCAACCAAAGTCCTTGAAACCGAGCAGCGATACCACCCATTACCTACATTTTGGATTAAAGCTGTAAAACCGGAAGAAACAGTTCCCAATGTGCCGGTAGCAAGATTAAACCATGATGGGTAAAAGCCATTTGCGTCCCACATCTTGAGCCAATTTTTTCCTGAAGCTTTTGCGTAAATTGAAACCGTCCCACTGTTAGGCAATGAGACGGCTTTTCCAGATGTCCCAAGGGCGTTGTATCCAGATGCTGTAGGCCTCACTAAATCGGCTGTTGCCGAGTTATCTGGTGCCGTTCCCTGGTTGGCAGTAATGGTCAAGTTGGAATTATCGTTCCAATTTCCGGCTGTTGATACCGTGAAATCTTCGCTGTAATTTGCAAGATTTGTCCTCTGTTCCTCAATCAACCCGCCTTTGCACACCCAGGTACTGCCGTTGTAAACATGGTTAATCCGGCCAACATTTGTGGATGCCGTGCGGAGTACACCCGTTTCATCAAAGTAGGTGCCAGATGATGCACGGGAAAAACTGGCGGTCGGTCCAATGGCGCTGGAAAAAGTCTTGAAGTCGCGAAAGTTAATATCCAGAACCGGCAAAACACCTGCCGGATTAATCCTGTAACCAGCCAAACCTAGACCCAAACCCGTACCAATCATCTCACACCCCCGGCTGGTGCCAATCGACAGCAGATCTCGCATTGGCCACCCATGGTTAGTACAGGTTGACGATGGATGTGGCCGTGGTGCTGGTGGCTTTTACGCGGCTTACTCGAATAGGCAGAATGCTGCCAGCCGGTACTGCCGTGAAAGTAACATCGCCACCGCCGGCCATCGTCACAACCAGATTGCCGGCGCCACCCACATAAATGGCCCGGCTGTTGTAGGCCAGGTCCGTTGAATCACTGGGTGTGACTGCCGTGGCGTTATCCGCAGGGCTGGTAAGTCCTTCCACAAAACTGCTGTGCTGATCAGCCATTTCTTAGTACTCCTCAACCACGGCCAAGATGTCCGTTTGCTTTGCTGCTGTCATGGTGGCCAGGCATCCCACCTTGAGGGTGTAGCCGTTTTTCAAGGGCAGCACCGCGCGGCCATTCAGATCCCTGGGCAGGCCCGGCAGCAAGCTGGAGCCCAGAATATCCACCGATGCCGTGGCCCCGTCCGTGCCGGAACCCAAGGCCACCCGCACGGTGCCCAGCAGGTAATCCGTGGTGCCATCACCAATGGCCACCTTGAGATTCACCGCCGCGGTGTCCGTGGTGGTAGCCATGATGCTCTTGACCACAGCATCATTGGTGCCAGCCGTGTACAGGGTCACATAGCTGGTGGTGTCCGAGCTGGTCAGGCGCTTGCCCAGCACCTCCACCTCTTGGGTGAAATTCAGATTGGTTGATTTAGGCACCTTGATCCTCCCTGGTCTTTTTGCAGTGGCAGGCCCTGCACAGGGCCTGAAGGTTTTCCGGATCCAGCCTCAAGTCTGGGCGCTTGCGGATGCTCACAATGTGATCCACATCTCCCGCGGCCTTGCCACACCGCCGGCACAACGGCTCACGCCTCAAGATCATGAGCCGGAGCTTTTGCCAGGTCTTGTCATACCCGCGGGCATGAGTAGAGGGCCTGGTCACAGCCCGTGGCATGGCCGGGGCTGTCGTGCGGTGCTGTGCCAATCTGCGCGGAGCCATTCCCGCACCCTAACCAACAGCCCGCACGATCACCCGGCAAACAGCTCCAATTGCACCGGCTCATCAACCCCTGCCGAATCCTTGGGGTGTTGCAAGGCCAGCCCGCACCTGGCCCGCTCACTCAGGCGCCAAAGCATGGACCGGCTGCCAGGAATGGCCGCGGATGTTTTCTTGCTGGGCGGGCTGTCCAGGTACAGCTCCGGGCACACCAGCTCACACAGCAAAGCCCACCGGGCCACGGTGATCTTGGGCACCAGGTCCGGGATGGTTTCGAGCCGGTCCTCCAGGTCATCCAGTGGCACCTCATCCGGCAGCTCATCCATGGCCACGGCCAGACCGTCCAGGATTTCCTCATCCTGAACCCACAGCCGCACATGGTCCAACCGCTTGGCCACCTCGGCAGCCGGCACAGTCCGCCCGTCAATCTCAAACCGATTCATAATCCGCAACCTCCACCATCACCCCGGCATCCGGCCTCATGCCATGGCCCAGCTCGATCACCACCCGCTTGACCACGGTATGGTCATCACCGGCCAGGAATCCCTCCCGCACCAGCAGATCCAGCACCGGCTTGGCAATGTTGTCCAGATCCCTTTTCCGCTCGTTCCAGCCCTTGCCACGCCACGCCACTATCCGCACGGCAACAGGGCCAGCCATGGGCACCTTGGGCCGATGGATGGCCACTATGGGATGGGCCATCCGAATCCATTTGCTGTAATTGGCGGATAGGTAGGTCCGCCCCTTGCCCCGGCGCCAGATGTGATTGACCGATGGGGGAAGGGGCAGATCTATTTGCACAAGGCCTCAGGTCAGGGGCATCAAAAGGGCCATGTAGCCCTGCCCGCCGATCTGGACGGGCTGCCCAACACCTGTACAGGAAACCCCAGCCGATTCCCCTGCATGGCGTAAAACATCCATGAGGTATGCCGGGTTGACCGTCACGGTCATGGATTCACCTTTCACCTGGGCCGGCACCTGCACCACGGCTTGCCCCCGGCCAACCCCGCGGGCTGTCAGGGTGATGCCCTTGGGCTGGATGTTCATTTCCAGGCGCCGGGCCTCCTGGTCCGCGCACACCGCGGCCCGCCTCACGGCCTGCACCAGCTCATCCGCCTGGTGCTCAAATTGGGTGGCCGGCTTGCCCTTGGGCCAAACGGCATCAATGTCCGGGTACTTGCCCTCGATCAGCAGGGTGGACATCGACACCACAGCCTTGCCGGTTTCATCCAGCCAAGCCACCGTCATGGTGTTCCGGTCCCAGGAAAAAACCGCCCGCTCATGCCCCACCCGCTCGATCACATCCACGGCCTTGTGGGGCACCGTCACCCCGTCAATTTTCAATGGCACCTTGGGCGGGTTGCTGAGGGAATTATCCCAGTCATCATCCTGCTTGAGATCCAGCTCAGCCACAGCCAGCCGGCGCCCGTCCGTGGCAATGGTCTGGAGGTTTGGCAGGTTAAACCGGAGCCGCACCCCGTTCATTGAAAACCTGGCCGCGTCCGTGCTGGCCGCGTAGCTCACCCGCCGGAATGCCTGGCGAAGTCTGCCCCCAGATACCAGCAGCTTCCACGGATCCTTGCAGACCGGCATATCCGGCAGGGTTTCGGTCTTGCCGGTTTCCAGCCGGTACTCAACCTCTCCTGATCTAATTACGCACTCGGAGCCCATCATTTCCAAATGGACCGGGCCCTCCGGCAATAAACGCAAAACAGCCAGGAGCTGGTGGGCTGGGAGCAGCACCTCCCCGGGCCCTTCCAGGATGAGCAGGCTAATGCCTGCCTCCAAATGGATTTCCAGATCCGTGCCATGCACCGCGGCATCAAACAGCCCCGGGCATTTCAGCCGGAGGAATCCCAGCTCCTCTTTCACCGGCTTGCTTGGCACCACCCCGCACACCATGGCCACCGCGGCCAGTAGGTTATCCCGCTCTGCCTCCAACCTCATCACCCACCCCCTTGCTCCTGTCGGTCCTCATTGTCCAAAATCTCCAATTCCAGGATGTCCATTCCCTGGCGGATCAGGGCCCTTGAGCGCCTGAGCCATTCCCTAGCCGTCCTGAGTCTGCCTGTTTCTGCCAGCTTTACGCTTTGCCCCACCAGCTCCACGGCCTGGCTGAGGTGCCGCACCATTTCTTTGTATCGGTCCCGGTCCAGTGTCATGGGCCAGCTCCTCAATCAGAAATTCCAGGCACCGAATAGCTTTCCTCAGATCCTCCACCCCGTTCTTATGCCAGCACCTCCAAAGGTACTTGATGGCACACCCGTGCCAGTAAGCCATCATCCCGGCTTGACCCAAAACAGCCCGCTGGGCCTCGTGGCATTCCAGCCCCGTCTGGCTCATGTAGTGGGCTGGGTTGACGGTGTCGCTCATCGCTTCCCTCCCGGCAGCGGGCCGATTGGGCGCCAAAAACTGATAATCCCGGTAGACCAGTCCCCATCACCCAAATAACGTGTTGCATCGGCATACTGGTTATTTCCTAAAATCACGATGCAATCGGTCCCGGCTTCAGGCCTTTCAGCCTTTGCATTCCGCCAGCGGAGCAACTCACGCAACCTGTCCACCTCAGCCCTGGCCTCTTGCAGCTCGGCCAATGTATGGCCTGTGTCTCTGTCGCTCATCTCTCCCCCTGTTTCTGGTCAATCCGTGCAATTGCAAGGCATGGTGTCATCGTCTAAAAAATCAAACTCTTTTTGATCTTTGACCATGTTGATCAGCCCACGGTAGCTGGGCCTGTCAGACCTAAAACGTCCGCTTTTTGCTGTCCCATCTTTTTTCCAACCGATAGCCCGCTCCTCTCTGCTGGCCCACCATTCCAGGGATTCTGGATCATCTTTGGCAATGCGCTGAATCTTGTCTCTACCCTTTAAAAAGCACCCAACACAATTGCCTAACAGTCTCGGGATTTTCAGCCTAAATGATTACTGTTTCCAGAAACGCTCAACATCCTCCAATGTGTGGCGGGCCCTGTGTATTGGGCAATCAACCTCATTGCGCCTTGAGTTGGCTTTGATCCTGGAAACTCGGTGCGGCTCGTCATAGCGCAAGCCAACAACCTCCGTGTGCCCATCAGCCCAACCAAGAGATTCAGCCCACCTGTCAATGGTGCGGATCTTGAGCTCAACAGTGCAGAACCTGGTAACAGGGTTGGGCAGGTATTGCCGCTCCTCAATTAAGGTGTCAAAAGGCTCACCGTTGCGGCTAGCATTCTGATAATTCACCTCAGCCCAAGTCTTCTTGGGTCGGTACTCAAGCCAGTGAACTTTCACCCCCCAATTGGTTTCAACGTCCCGCACGAAATCAAGAGTGGCCGGATGCTCGAGGCCCGTGTTTGCAAAAGCCACCAGGATGGTTTCTGGCAGCTCCCCGCCAAAGGCCTGGAGAATATGCCAAAGCATAAAGCCGCTAGTTGCACCCCCTGAGAATGAGACAACCCCAGGAGAATCAATCCTGTATGGGTCACTCATCTCAATCCCCCGCATATTCCAGCCCCTCAATCCTCACATGCCTCCACAGCCTGGTGAGGGCCCGCTCCTGAATCTGCCGCACCCGTTCCCGGGTGATCCCCAGCTCCTTGCCAATCTCGGTGAGAATCTTCCCACCGGCCCGGCCTTGCAGCACCAGGCGCTCACGCTCCGGCAACCTGGCCAGCAGGGCATTCAATTGGGCTTTGACATCGTCGGATGTATCCGCCCGGCGCTGATCCACCACCAGGATGTCCAGGTCACCCATGCGGCTGTGCCGCCGGTAGTCCCGCATTTCCCTGGTCATGTGATGCTGGACCGTGCACCACCCAGTAGATAGGCATCTAACCGCATAGGTGGTGAATGCCCAGCCCAGCTCAGGCCTGTAGGTGCTGGCCGCAATGCACAGCTTGTACAGGCACTCCGATTCCCATTCCTGGAAATCCATGCCACCCGGAGGGCTGTTTTTCCGTGCGTAGTCAAACGCCAGGGCCATGTTGGCCGTGACTAGCTCTTGCTGTTCTGGTGTCAGTTTTCTGGTGCTCATCCTCACCCCCGGGCCACAGGTTGCCACAGGGGTGCCACGATCAGCCCAGCTTGATCCCGCGGGCCCGGGCAATGGCCAGCATGGCCGCCCTGGCATGGCCGGCCCGTTGCTGGAGGGCTTGCCGGCTAATGCCCCATTTTTTGGACATATCCCCAAAACTGAGGCCATTGATCCTTTGGCGCATGTACAGCCGGAGATCCGCGGGCAGGGCCCTCACCAGCCCATCCACCCCGGCCATGGTCTGGCTGGCCTCCTCTTGTTCCAGAGGCGTGGGCTCCTGGGGCCGATGGTCCCGGATTTCATCCAGGCTGAATGAGTCCCCAGCCTGCGTCATGCTGCCCCCGGCCTTGATCTGCTTTTTCAACCGATACACCGCACACCAGCCATTCAGCATGGAGCGCCAGGCATAGGTGGCAAACCGTGACCGGGCCGGATCATATCCCGCGGCAGCTTTAACTAGGTTGTAAAAGCATTCAGATACCCACTCATCCATATCCATGCCATTGGGTGGATTCTTGCTGTTGGCAAATTTAAGGGCCAATCTGTAATTATCCTCGGCAAGCTTTTTCTGGCTTTCCGTGAGCCTAACTGGTTCCCCCATCTTCCCCATACTCCGTGTAAATAGATAATAAAAATAATAAATTCAATAATTCAATAATTCATTCCATGTTCTTTCTCTTTAGGTTTTCACAGTCTCTCTCCGGTTTCCTTTGGTTAATATCTAAAGGCTTACATGAATTATTGAATTTTTGAATTTATGGGTTTTTCCCCGTGTTTCCGTGGTGGAAATACTTCAAGGCCTTCCGCTTTGCCTTCAATCCACCGCTCAATTCAGACCGGATCTCCCCAGACTGGAGCAGGGCCTCCAGCACCTCCGCCCGTTCCCGCGGGCTGAGTGATTGGGTTTTCCGGCACAGCTCACTGCCCGTGAGCCCGTGCTTGCCCGATTCTTGGATGGCCCGGAGCACCCGTTTCCGGCGCCCGTCAAATGCCCCATCCGCCACCCATTGGTAACTCAGATAAATGAGCCGTTGGGTGAGATAGCCGGCCAGCTCGGTTGCCCAATTGGCAGCCTCGGCATCAATCTGACCAGCCTCACCCGGCAAGATCTTGGAGCAGGTGTACAGCAAGGCCAGCTTGCGGGCCTTCTCCGCGGCCCGGCTCCACAGGGTGGCTAGCTGGCCATCCTCCTGGTCTTGGGCCTTGTCACACTTCTCATCAAACTCATCCAGGATAAGCCCGGCCTCCCGGGTGCTTGGGATTACCATGGGCCGGGGGTGCTGGCCCGCCAGGTTGCCCGTGCCGGGTGTCCAGTTGCACCACATCCGGACCAGGTCCACCAGGTCGGCTGGTGGGCTCATCACCTTGGGCTTGCGCTTGCGGGGCCTGGTGTTGGGCCCTTCCCAGATCAGCACCCTGGACAGAAACCCGTCCGCCACGCTGTCCGCGGTGAGGCCCTGGTACAGGCTCTCCGGCACCGTGGTGCCAAACACCACCACATTGGGCTGGTGAATCTCCACCCGCTTGCTCACATCCGCGTAGGCATCCCCCAGATAGACAGAATGGGAGCTCGTGTAAAATTTCATGAAATTGGTCACAATGCCGGCCAGATGTGGGGCCTTGTCCCCTGCTGTGGAAATCCCCCGGAGCCACCGGCCAATCTCATCAATGAGCCAGATCATGCTGGGCTGTTGGCCCGTGTGTGTGACCAATCCGGAATGGCTGGCAATGCTCTCCCCCAGCATGGCCCCGGCACCAGCCTGCCAGAGGATTTCCTTGACAGCAGACCGCGGGGCTTCTTTGCCGGCCCCGGATGGCGCCACCCCGAGCCCGTACAGGTTGGGCCTGGTGCCGATCTCATCCATCACCCGCCGGCCCGTGATCACGGACAGCAGGCCCAGGGATGCCCCGAGGCTCAAGATGGGCTGGGGCCGGTGACTGCTGGCCAGCATGTACTCACAGGCTGAGCCGATCAGCCCAGGCACCTCCAGCAGATGGCCCGGGAATGGCCCCGGATCAATGGGCCCGATATTGTCCGGGAGCTCCTCAGCCATCTGCCCCCAGTGGTTTTCCACCAGGGCCACGGTGATCTGGTCCGGCTCATAGCGGGAAATGCTGTCAGCAATCCGCTCCACCTCAGACTCACAAAGGGGCGGGCAGCACCTATCCTGGTTGGCCCGGTGCAAGGCGCTGGAGATTTCCCCCCGGCTCATGCCAGCCCGCCGCATGGTGCCGGCCAACCGTGCCAGGGTGTAGTTCCGTTGGCCATCCGGAATGGGGTTGGAATCCCCAATGATGGGCCCCTGTGGCATGGCACCCGGCCCGCGGCCCTGGGCCAGGGCATCCAGCATTTGCACCAGCCATGCCGGGGGCTCCGGCAACCGGTCCAGGGGCTCCAGCTCCAGCCCGTCTATCCACTGGTAGGATTTCCCATCCTCCAGGGTGCTGGGCGGGGCCACGATGTACCCACCATTGGCCCGGGTGTCCACTTTCTCCGCCAGTCGCCCGGCTGTGCTCCGGTACTCCCGGCCAGCCGGTTGCCGGTACACATGGTGCCGGCCACCGCTCGGGGTGGCGGATGTTGGGGCATTGCACAGATCCGCGGCCAGCTCCGGATTGGTGGGCCAGTCATTGTCCCCACCATCCACATCCACCACCACCAGGCCATCCGTAACCAGCCCGATGTTTGCCGTGGGTGTGGCCTCCCACCAGGCCCGGATCTGGTCCTCATCCGTGGTGGCATCATTCCGGCCATTATTGGTGGCGGGCAGCTTCCGGCCTGGGCGGCAGGGAAACACCCGGAAACCTTGGGCGGCATATGCCAGGGCAGCATCCAAAAAACTGTTTTCCATCCTCATCCTCCCAACGCCCCAAGCCCCGCCGGGCCACAGGCCCGGTCGGGGTGATGGGTTTTGGGTTGTGGATGGGATCAGAAGGGCATTTCGTCAGACGGGGGAACAGCCAGGGTCTGCTGGACCGGCTTGGCCGGCGCCTTGCCCCACGGGGCCTTGGCTGGCGCCTTGGGCTGAGGGGCTGGCTGATTCCTGAGGCTGGGATCCTCACAGGGCTTGTAACCCTTGATCTCGTTCCGCACGGTGCCATCCTGGCTGGTGGTCTGCACCACACGCACCAGCAACGGCTCCCCGTGCATGTCCGAGCTGTCTTCCGGCGTGGCAATCCCCACAGCCCGGCAGATGCTGGCCAGCTCCCCCTTGGCAATCTCCACCGCCACGGGGTTGGGATTTCGGAGATTGAGCCGGCTCCAAAACCTGTGGCCCTGGTACTGTCCCTCAATCACCTTGAAAGAAAACTCCAGGTAGGAACCATTCCCAGCCCGGGTCTGCTTTTCCTTGGAGCCGACAATCTCCACCAGGTATTCCCCAGCCGGCACGGCATCACTGCCACCGCGGGTGATTTCTACCTTGTTTGCGTCAAACCCTGCTAGTCTCATTACCCCTGCCCTCCAATTGCACTGACAAAGCTTTCCCATGAGAGGGGGATCTCATTGGGCAAACCAAAACGATTCTTGGCCAGACAAGCTGGCCCCCCCACACACCGGAGCACCCTTTCCTCCCCGGATTTCGTTGTGGCCGCCAGGTGTCTGACACCACCGCGGCCCTGTTCCTCGGATACCCGTATCCGCCTGGTGGCAAACAGCAGGGCATCACACCACTCTGAAATCACCCCGCTGGCCAGCTTGTGCAGGCGCGGGCTGTATCGGTCATAAGCCGGGCTTTCCGGATCCTCGAAACGCTCAATCTTGGAATGAGCCACGAGGATAACGGCCATGCCTTTCGATTCCCGGAGCCGGTCCATCTGCTCCAGTAATTCCCGCCAAAACTTCAACGCCAGGGTGTAGCCCTGCCCGTATCCGAATTGGCTGATATCCTCTTTTTTCTGGGACCGGCAAACATAGTCCCAGATCAGGCGCTCCAGCCAATCCAGCGAATCCAGCACCAAAGTCTGGTACTCATGCTCCTGGGTTTCCAGCTCCAGGAGGTCCGCCTGGACATCCTCCAGCTTGGTGGCCACCGGGAACTTATCCGCCTCAATCTGGCCCAGCCCGTCCTCTGTCTGGATCACAATGGGGCTGGGGGCAGAACACGCAAAGGTGCTTTTCCCGATCCCCTCCGTGCCATACACCACCAGCCGCGGGGGCAGGTTGGTTTTGCCTTTCTGTATCCGTTTCAGCCTGCTCATCCCATCACCCTCCTGTTGCTAGCCTTGAGCTCCCCCTTGCACACCACGCACACCGGGCGCCCGTTCCATTCCCCGCCGATCTCTGAAAGCTTGCCGATGCTCACAAGCCGTTTCAGCTTGGGCATGGCCTTGATCAGATTGCCCCGAGCCATGACGCACAGGCACCAGGAGCAGTGGCACACCTTCAATGCCAGGGGAAGCTCCACGGTGATCCCGCGGCCATCGGTGTAGGGCACATATTGGGTTTCTGGTCTTGTGGTCATTTCAATTCCCCATCAATTCTTTAAGAATCAAAACCCCTTCGTTAACGGCTGCCATTGCATCCGTTGAACCACCACGATCTGGATGAAATCTTTTTGACATTTTTCTGAGCCAGTCGTTTGGCAAATTTGTTTTTGTTGGATTGGCGCTTTGCGTATTCTGAGCACATGCGCCGCAAACCGTAGCTTTGCTAAAACAGCAAACACACATTCCAATCAAAAACCTTCGCCTTATTTCGTTCTTTACTTCCTGGCGTAAATGATCTTTAAGACCATCGCAATCCTCCAAAACAAAACCCAAATAGCTGGCAGGTATTTCTTTGATGTCCTTCCCCTTGTATTTCCCCCAAGGCATCTCCATGGCTACCCCCTCATTTGATTACCCTCACACTTATTTCCCCATCCTGGTGGTAGTAACTCACCGCCACCTCTGTCCGTGTACCAGCACAGCCCCCGCACAGGGCCAGCATGAATAAGAAACGCATCTCACACCTCCCCTTCTGTCTTGCACCCGTGGCACAGCCCGCTTGAGGTCACAGGCCCCAAGGCTCCACACGCCTCACACCGGATTTCCCCGGGCATCGGGCCGTTAAGCCACCACTCCTCTGGGGATGTGTCCGGCGCCATGTTCACCCCGTCCAGGTCCATTTCGGCCACCTCCCGGTAGACCAGCTCACAGTGGTCCGGGTTGCCCATGGGCTCCCAATCGCCACGCTGCCTGGGAAACCCGCGGGGTAGCTCACGCTGGCGCATGAGCTGCCCATTGATCACCTGGAGAAACACCCGCGGGGGCCACGGCACCTGAGGCGTAGCCAACCTGTAGCCGTGTTCCGTGCTTGGATCCGGGCGCCCCATTTGGTTCCACCGCCGGAGGAAATCCACGATGTGCCGGGCGTGGGCTTGCAGTTCCCAGGATTTCATTGCCAGCCCTCCGCCTTGATCTCGGCAATAAATGCCTCAGCCTGTTCCATGGCCTCCTCTTTGGTTTTGGAGTACCCCGTGGCCGTCCACGCAAAATGGCCCAGTGAGATGCTGGCCACCCAGTCCCAGTCAAACCCGTTGGCATTGGGCCCGAGGCGTGGCACCCTGCGGATCCGGATTTCCTTTCCGCCCATGTGGTTCATTTGGTTTGCCTCCGGATGATGGTTTTCATCAGCTTTTCCCGGAGCACCTCAGTGGACCGCGGGGCCTCAATGCCTAGGCGAATTCGGCCCTTGTCGATTTCCAGAATTTTTAACCTGGCATCACCGATCTGCACCCATTCACCGTCCTTAATGGTCAAACAAAGCATGGATCAGCCCTCCTGGCTTAAGCGCCAAACATAAATCAACCGCGCGTGGTTCTTTTTCCGGATGCTCTTGGTGAGCTGTCCGGTCGGCTCAAAGTCCGGATGTTTGAACAGGCTGCCGGCAGCCGGGCCCATGGAGTGGATGCCATGGAAGTTGGAAAGGATCTGGCCAACATCGTCTGCGGTGCATGAGCCGGAAATCCGGCACAGTTCCCGGGCAATGTCACGGGCCAGCTCCAGGATGTCCGGCCTGGCTTGGGCCGCGGCTGCCATGCCGTGGCTTTTCATGGCCTCACTGGTGAGGCTGGAGAATGTTCCTTTTTCCACGGCTCACTCCCCCACCGGGAAGGTGTAGCCGCGTTTCATGAGCTCAAACCGCATGGCCTCAACCTGGCGGGTGAGATCCCGGAGCTGGGCGGTGAGGTGGGTAATAGTTGGCTTTTTGTTTCCAGATATGCCACGGCCATATTCAACCTGGCGGCCTGCCAGTTTGGCTTGCAGCCGTTTCCATTTCCAGTATCTCACCCGACGATCAGAAACAGATTCTCCAGGTATTTCCTGGAATACTTGGGCAGCCTTGCCCGTGGATCCTTGCATATATTTTCCCCTTTAACAGCCGTGAGAATGGCTGTTTTCCCCGTGCTTTTTTTTGAAAAAGGCGCCGCCGGCTAGATGAGAAATGCCGGATGGCTTTGACGGATTTGGGGAACCGGGGGTAAAATGCCGGTGCCACCTGTGAGGGTGTGAAGTCTGGGCCTCGGTCCAGGCGCTGGGCCTCAGAGTTACAGCTCTGAGGCTCAGTTTTTTACCGCCTAGCTTTGGCCAGCTTCACCTGGCTGGCTTGTCTCAGGTAGTGGTCAAGCTCTCCCGGGTGCCATACCCGTCTTGCTCCAACCTTTAATCCACCTGGGAAACTGCCAGCCGATACCAACCGGTGCAATGTTCTCCGCGATATGCCGACAAGCCGGCAAACATCAGCAGGGCCGTATAACACCGGAAGGCTTGGGCTGCCTTCCATTTTCGTTCAGTTGCCTCCTTTGGCCTTTTCTGTCCATGACTGACATCGTCAATCTAAGGCCGTTAATTTTGGAATTCAAATTCCTGAATCATCATTGAACCTAAACCATTGAACAGACAAAACTTTCAAGAGGTCTAGCTATTCAAAAACCGAATCAATCTCCTTTCTGGACCTAACAGGGCTCAGATGGGCGTAATGCTTGGACAGCATGGCCAAACTTTTCCAACCGCCCATCCGCTGGACCAGCAAAACCGAAACACCTTTCTCCAGCAGCTCCGTGGCTCCACCGTGGCGAAAAGAATGGATCACTAGCTTTCCCTCCGTGGTTACCCGTGGAATCCCGGCCAGCTCCAGGTCATGGTCCAGTAGCTTGTGGAAATTGGCATCATTGATGAGATCAAACACACAGCCACCTGGCCGGCATTCCTTGATCAGTTTTTTCAATTGGGGAACCAGCCGCGGGGGCAAAGGTATTTGCTGATCAATGCCTGTCTTGCTTAGGTGGGCCCGGAGCATGACAAATGGGCTTGGCCCAAGGTTGAAATCCTCGGGCCTCAAGCCAATCAAGGCATTCCTCCTGGCCAAGGTGCTAAAGGCCAAGGCATAAAAAATGCCACGGGGCCACGGGGCAACCTTCTGGAGCTGGTCCACCTCATGGCGCCGGGCTGGCCTCCGGAGCTCCTTGTATGTGATTTTTATTTTCGGAACATCCGGGATTGAGGCCAGCAGGTTTTCATGGTGGAGCCATTTGAGGAAAACCTTCAGCTGTACCCTCCGATGGTGCTTGACCATCCCCCCCACGGGCTCATCCGCCCATTTCTCCCATGCAGCCTTGCTCAGCCCACGGATATCCAACACCGAGCCCACCCCCAAACTGCCAAGGGCTTTTCTCAAGCTCACTTGGGCGCTTTTCAGGTATACAGCCGTACACCTGCTCCTTGCACGGTGTTTCCAAAACCTTTCCAGCAGATCCGAAAAATTTTCCCCAGACTCGGAAACAGGAAAAACCAAGCCGGCCCGGATTTGGTCCTCACGGGTCCGTAGCTTGGCCAGCATCATTTCCGCGGCTGTCTTGTCTCGGCAAAGCTTGACTGTTTTGGTTTGGCCATTGGCCAGCTTGAGGCTGGCGTACCATTCCGGCCTGACCACACGGGCCCGGCCCGTGGCTGTCAGATCACACCAAACCCCGCGGCCATCCACCTGGATGAGGGCCTGGTGCTTTCCCCTGTGCACCCGGGCAGGGGCCCCAGGGGGAACCTTTCTAGTCTCGTGTTTCTTCCGCATCCGTGCCATCCATCGTGCCAAACTGATTGGCACATGGTGGCATAGATCGGCACACCCATGCAATAGATGGCACAAAAAACCGGGGAAAATTATTGGTTGGGCTGTTATTGTAGGTAGTTACGGATGACTGGAAGTGACCGGTAGGATAGGAAAAATGCTGGATTTTTAGCTGTTTTTTCTTGTCGTGCCATCTGTCGTGCCACGCTTTCTGTCGTGCCAAAGCAAAAGCCCCCGGCATCCATGCCGGGGGCTTGTCAGGCCATGAGGGGCTACCGGATCACCCTCATCACTCGATCAAAACCGAGACTCTACTTTTCACCAGTGAGGGCTGGCAAACGGTTTTTGAGCTAATGGCCTTGGCTCAGGAAAACACCCGCTTCAGCAAAAGCTGGACGGCAAAGTCCACAATCAGCACCCACGGCACAATGCCCTGCTTGGCCTCTGGTTGCTCATGTTGGGCCAGGGCTTGCTCAAGGGCCTCAGCCACCTTGGTTTCCATGGGGCCGGGATCCATGCCCGGAACCCCACTGGGAACCTGGCCAACCACCTTGGGGGCCACGGCCAAGCCGGCCCCATAGCCAACCAGGGTCCAGCCCGCGGCCAGAACATCCCGGCCCCACTCCTGGCGCCCGCGGACAAAGTCCAACATGATGGCCACGCTCTTGGCCGGGAAGTCCACCGGTAACTCACATGGATCTGCCATTCTCCGCCTCCTTTTTGCAAGCACACCGAAAACGAAACCTAAAACACCCAGAACACCTGGCCGGCATTGGCTTGCTCCTGTGTGGCCTGGGCATGGCTCCACGGGGCAGGCTCCTCCGGTGCCGTTTCAAATAAGCCACCGGAGCTTTTTGGCCGGGAAACCGTCCACCGCGCTGAATGCCCAGGAATCCTTTTCGCTCAACATCTTGTTGATCACCGCGGCCTCAGCCCAGAAACCTTCCGGCCCCGGGTTGCCCCAGCCCACTGGCCCCGTGTGGGCATTGGCTCCCCAGGAATTGTCAATCCGGCCAAACTCCTTCCCACCCTCGATGTGGTAACCGCATAGGCACATGCAATGGGCCCAGGAGCCGGATGGCTTGGCCACGCCCTGCTCAGACCGTTTCATGCTGAAACCTTGCCCTGAGCACACCGCTATCCCGTACCCACTGGCCAGCATCCGCTTGGCCTCCTCCCAGGTTTTCACCTGGGTGGTCTGGCGGATGGGGTGGGCCTTGGCCAAGGGCTCCAGATCATTGGGCACACCCGTGGAGCCCCAGCTCTTGCATCGGGCCTCGGAGTACTGGCGGAGATCGTAGGTGGCCTTTTCGGTCTTGTATTCAAGCCGGCCCAGAATGCCATATTTTCGGCACCAGTCTGCGGCCCATACCCCCACGCTGCCATCACCCCTGAGCCGGCCCCCGCCAATCTCCACCCGGCTCCCGGCGTAGATCACCTCGGTGCAAAGGTCCAGAAATGTTTCCGGCTCCCCAACCGCAATTTCCGCGCACATGGAATATTCCACGGCCCGGGCTGTGCCAAAACTGACACAGCTCCCCACCTGCCCCTGGTTCCTGGGTGGCAGCAAGGCGCCATTAACGGCCCTGGCCACATCCCACAGGTACACATGGTCCGGGATATCCTCCACCTGGCCGGCTGGGGTGTCCCCCGCCACGGGGTATGGCAGGGTGGCTTGTACGGCCTCCACGGCCTCATCATCCCTCACCCAGCCCTGTGGGTAGTTGTCACTCATTGCAGGCCCTCCAGGATGGTGGCCACTCGGGCCAGCTCTGCCCGGGCCTTGGCCCTCAGGGCCTCATCCATGACCAGCTCAGGGTTTTCCCCCAAGGTGCTCCGGAGGTGCTCGGCAATGGTTTCCCGGATAGGCTGGATGGCCGTGGCAGGTATCCCGCGGCTTTGGGCCCGGAGGGCCGCCTCTAGTTGCCCCAAGGTGGCCACGGTTGCCGGATCCACCGCCCGGAATACCTTGGCCAGGCTGGCCGCCATCTGGGCCTTGCTGGCCTCCTGGAGCCCGCCAAATATCCCGCGGATGCTCATGGCCAATGGATCGGGCCCTGGCGGAATTGGTGCCGGGGGATTGGGCGCCGGGGGAACCGGAGCCGGGCCGGGAGGTGCCCCACCGATCACCACGGTGCAGAGCACCGGATCACTCGGGGCATCCCCGGCAGCCGTGTAGGCCAGCACCCGATACCTTCCGGGCTGGGCGGCCACCACCACCGTGGCTTTGGTGTTGGCCAGCAGGGCCGGGGGGAACACGGACAGCCCGGCATCCAATGGGTAAAACTTGACCACCTTGCCGGAGGTTTCCGCCAGGATGGTCACAAAGCTCCCCACCTCCCCGCGAACCTCCGCCGGGAGCTTGAGATCCTGGCCGATGGCCAGCAGCAAAAAGCAGATCATTCCCGTTTCCCCTTGAGGCATTGCAGCTCATTGATCCGGGTGTGGATTTCACGCTGGCAATCCGCGATAACTTCCAGGGTTTTTTCCAGGGATGTCAGAAACGAAAAATGCCTATCCCTGAGCGGCACCACCACCTGTGTTCCGATCCATATTCCACAAGTCCAGATGGCATATCCGAGGGCCAGAATGATCACAACCGGGAGGCCAAGGTCTCGGATAATCTGGACATAATCCATTGCAGAAACTCCGGCCACAGGGTGATTGTTCCCCCGTGCCGAGTATGGCAAAGAAGCTCTACGATCTGGCTAGTTTTGCACCAGCAGATCCGTGATGTATGCCAGGGAAAAAGTGTCATTGGAGCTGGAAATATCTGAGCCAAAATCCACGAAACAGACCAGCTCATCCGCGCTCGATGCCCCACCGCGGGCCTTGTACACCACAGCCCCGCGGGCCGTGATGGTTGAGGATGCCCACGATGGCAGGGAAAAGCTCACCGTCACTCGGTTATTGGTGTTGTCAATGCTGTTGAGTGTCAGGGTGCAAGATGCCCCACCGCTGGTGTAGCCAGTCCCGCTCACTTCGTTGGTGATGTCACTACGCCGGGAATGGCTTTTGGCCGCGGTGTAACTGGATGTCACCAGCAGCATTTTGAATGAGTCCACATCCAGATCCAGATTTCCCTTGAGGGCATCATGGTACAGGCTGTTATAGATCAAGCTTGCCATTGGTAATCCCGGCAGGTCATGCAGTTTTCCACCCCGGCGCTTTTTGGCCCGGTACGCCTGCACCGGCCATGGATGGCGCATGAGTAGGTGGCAGGGCAGGCACATTCTGGATTGATGGGCAACCGATCACCCATGTGCAGGCATGGCCTTTTTGCCCGGTCCAACATCTGGCGCCTGTTTTCCTCGGATATGCCGGATCCACCCCAAAGCCGGTTGTATTGGGGATCAGTCAAAAACAGCCAGCACACGCGGCATGGGCATTCCCTGGGATCTGCTGGGCAGGGTTTCACAGGGTAAAGGTAACCGTCCAGGTGCCGATCACCACATTGGAAAAATTGTAAATGTTTCCCGTCCCAAAGGTGATGCTAAACGGTGAGCAGGTTGTGGAGGTGGCTGGCATGGCGCCATATTTAATGAGGTAAGCCAAACTTGATGATGATGAGTTGCAATCACACACCATTATCGTGCCCAAGCTGTCATTGCTAAGGTAAAAATAAAGCAAGGATCCAGACTTATAAAAATAAAATGCCTTTGACTTGTTTGGCACCAGCCTGGTGGTTGGTGGGGATACAGCCGAGCAGCTTGAGGAAAATGAGGTGAACCTGGTGCCCATGGTCAGGTAATAGTCATCCGCAATAATCTCAAGGGTTTCCGATGCCGGCAAGCAGTAGTCTGCCAAATTATGGGAGCCGGTAGCTGTCAGATTAAAGGTGGCGTAAAGGGTGACCGGCACCGAATTGTCCACAGCCCCGGGGCAGGCTCCTGATGCCCCGAAAATGGCCTCCAAAAATTTCACCGTGGAACAGCAAGGGGCACAATTGATGGCCGTAGTGGTTGTGCCGCCAGATGCCCCGGATGCCCCGCCAGTGGGCGCAATGGTATAGGTTGGGTTGGAGCCAAAGGATTCCGAGGCTGATATGGTTCCACCAGCCATTACACCTTTTCCTTGGTAACGCTCAGGGTGCCACTGGTACAGGTGATATTGGTTACCACTTCCCCTGGTGAATAAACCACATAAATGGGCACCTTGGGATCAGACTGGCTTGGGCCTGTCTCATCCATGCCGGCCAGTTTTCCAAAGTATTTCTTGGTGGTCAGGGCCTTGGAATTCAGCTCATAGATCCGGCAATCCCCGCCATCCGTGAAAGCTTTGGTGTCATTGTCCCAAAACTGAACCTTACCGGGCCAATAGCCTCCGGTCTGGGCGCCAGTCACCCGAACCACATTGATGGGCGGGGCCTCTCCGGCCTTGGGCCGGAGCCGGTTGCCCTCCCGGTATTCCCCGATCTCATTGCCTTCCCAGGCGCGGAGCATATCCCCCACACGCCCGGCGCTTTTGTCATCAATCAGGTAGCCAGCCACGGTGCTAACCTCACAATGGGGTTGGGAAGGTTACCCGCGGGTAAACATTGAAAGTGAGATAATTGGGAGACGCACCCACCGCGGCCTTGGCCCCGGCTGTGGTCAAAAGGGCCGGCTGGTCCACCTTGTAACCCGTGGCATCGTCCAGGATGGGAACCAGCTTGCCACCCCTCAGCTCACGCAAGCCCTGGTTGAGGATCTCCACCTCCCAGGTGGTCCGGTAGCCAAAAACCAAGGTCCACCGCCAGTAGTTCATTCCGTTTTCATACAAAAATTGGGCCGAAAGGCTGTTGAGCTTGGCCTGGCCCGGGTTGGCCGTGTAAGCCCCAATCACCATGGTGTTGGAGTTGGTGCAACCAACCGAGCCAAGCCAGGCGCCGCTTGGGGCATTCAATGAGTTGAGGCCAACCGTCAATGTGGCCTCAGGCCTCTGGATTTCAACCGGGGGCAAGAATGGATCACCCGCGGCATTCACCACGGCATTGCCATCCTTGTCTTTCCACACCGCGTAGGGGTAGGTGGATGTGGCCACGCTGTAATCATTTGGCCTGGTAGTGGGAACCGGGCTCCGGCTGCCAGGGGCCACGCCTTGCTGCTGGGAATCAATGGCCGGATTGCCGGATCCACCCATATCCGGGTTGTAGCTGTACTCGGCAGTAACCCGCCACAGGGTGGGATCTTGAGCATCCTGGGACGGGCTGAGCCGCACACAAAAGGCCGCGGCATCATCCGGGTGCAAACTGAAAATAACCGGCAGGCTGGGGTGGGAGCCGGCATAGGCTGGCCCATAGGTGCCGGCATCCGTGCCCACCAGGAAAGCCCTGGTGTAGGTCCGTTGGTATTTGGAATCCACCGAGGCCTGGCGCCCCTCATGGATCTCGGCAAATAGCGTATAAGCCACCGCTCACCTCTTACTTGAAGGCCACCACGCCGGGCCGGGCATTTTCAAAAGCCGCAATGGCCCGCTCCTGGGCTGCCAGTTGCTGCTGGGCCAGCCGGTTGGCTAGGTCCAGGGCCCCCTTGATCCTTTGCTGGACATCCTTGCCCTGCTCACCAAACCTGTTCCGGAGGATGGTTTCCATGGCAGCCGCGGAGCCCTTATCCGCCCTCGATGCCTGCCAGCTTGTCCCCACCTCATTCTGTTTCAGGAAATCCATGATCTGCTTGCCGGCCTTGCGCTGGAGCCCCGCCTCCACCCGGCCCAGCAGGGGATCACCCTTGGCCAGACGGGCCCGGGCATCCTTGAGCTGGTTGCCCACATCCTCCATGGTCTTTTTGAACTGCTCGGCTGGCGTGGCGAAATTTTCCTCCATATCCAAGGCCATCTTTTCAAAGGTGCCCTTGGCAATCTCCAGCCTGGCCGCGGCCTGTTTCACCTGCTCCGCCAGGGCTTTGGCGCCATCCTTCAGGGTGTCAAACACCCCGCCACCAAACAGGTTTTCCATGCCCATCTTTTGGGCCCGCTTGTCATCATTGGCGGCAGCATTCCCGCGGACCTTGCCCCAGAAATCCTCAAGGCCTTTTTGCCGGTCCAGGAAATCCATGTTCCGGTTGAAATCCTTGCGGGCCAGCCGGTTTTCAGCCTTGCCGATTTCCTCATCCGTTGCACCGGTTGCCCAGCCCTTGATCCCGCCCTCAAGGATGGCTGAGGCCTTCTCAATTGCAAAAGTTACATTGTCCAGGATCTGGGTGAGGCTGTCCCCCAGCTTGAGCATGGTCATGGAAAACTGTTGGCCCACCTCAAAGGTCACATCACGGATGAGCCTAAAGCTTTTCTCAATCCCCTCCGCCTTATTGTTGGGATCAATCACCGGGAGGAATGTGTCAGCTATTTCCTTGACGATGTCACGGACAGCAGAGAAAGCCCCGCGCAAACCGGCAGCCACCGCGGCCCAATCAAATGCCTCCAGGAATAGCTTGGAGATTTCCCGGAATGTGTCTTCCATGGTGGTCTTGAGCCGGGCCACCTGGCCCTCAAACGAACCAAAGAAACGCTGGGCCGCCTCACGGGCCTTGGGTGAGTTGCTGGCCGCGTCGATGGCCTCGATGGCCTGGGCTGAGCTGACAGCCCCACGCCGGATGGCCCGGATGGCCTCCTCCGTGGTGTAGGCCTTGCCGGTAACCTTGCTCAGGCTGTCCCCCAGGGATCCAAACACATCCAGCCCCTGGTCCTGGAGGCCCATGAGGGCCCCCTCCGTGGCTGTGCCAGCCCGCATGAGCTGGTTGATGCTGCCGGCCAGTGAGCTCATGCCCTGGGCGCCCAGCAGCTCCGCCGCGTTGCCCATGCGCTCCAGCACCGTGGCGGCAGCCCCCGCGGACAGCCCCACGCTGGTGAGCTTTTGCAGGCCATCCACCATGCCGGCAAAGCTTTGGCCGGTTTCCATGCTTTGCTGCCGGACATCCTCCAGCACCCGGCCAGCTTCTTCCCAGGAGCCGGTGACATAAGCCAGCCGGATCTGGGTGGTCTGGAGCTCAGCCCCCAGGGCGGCAAATGCCTCCACGGCACCGGCCACCTTGCCGATGCCACCCAGGAATAGGTCCAGCTTGCTTTTCAGCTCAGTCCATTTCATGCCGGAGGAGCCGGCAGCCTTGCCCCCCTGCTCGGCTTTCTGGTTGAGCTTGTCCACTTCCCCGGTGGTCTTTTTGGCGGAGTTGCCAACCTGCTCAAAACCGGCCACGGCCTCTTGGCCCTGGAAACCCACCTGAACATTAACCCGGCTCAGGCTGGCCATCCGGTTTGCCCCCGCTTAGTGCCCTAAAAAATGCCCGGATCTTGGCCGGGTCGGTTGGCGTTGCTGTCCTGTCCCCATACTCCGGCACAAAGTCGGAAACCTTCACCTGGCTGGACCACGGGGCCGCGGATGCCCAGGCACCAATGGCCGCCTGAAAATCCGCCCGGTATTGCCCCCAGGGCTCCACCCTCAGCAGGGCCATCCACTCCGCATACTCCGCGGAGCTCATGCCCTCATCCAGCTCGGCAACCGTCCGGCCCAACATGGCAGCCAGGGCAAACTTGGCCCGCCGGTCTGGCCGCCTGGCTAGTTTTTTTCCAGGCTTTCCACATCCTCTTTCAGGAGCCGATTGAGCCGGCAAGCCGCATCAAAAACCTTATCCACGCCGGAAGCTGGCAGGCTTGCCACATCGTCCACCTGATCCTCACCGAACAGCAAACCGCCACCAGCCACGCAAGCAGTCAGCACCACCAGACGGGCCCGGAAATTCTTGTACTTGGCCATGCCCGTGGCGGATACCTGCTCCCCCTCAAACTTGTCCCGCTGGCCCGCGGTGAGCTCCCGGACATACACCGTGAGGCCCCATTCCGGAACCTCCACGGCCTCAGTCTTGAAGGCCTTGCGGGCCTTGGCCAGAACATCCGCCCCCGTGGTAAACCCCTCAGCCAACATCAGGCCACCCCC